CTTTTCTCCGGTCTTTTCCAAGACGATTGCCATTGCGCGGTCGGAATTGCTCGCCGCAACGGAAAATTCCCGCCCCGAACGTGTGAAGATTTGATAGCGATTCATGTGTGTTTTCCTTTTCTGTTTTTGGTTTCTGTTCACCCCAAAGCCCCGCCCCTTGGAAGGAGGCAGGGCAAAGGGGTTGGGTTTGTGGGGTGTTATGCGGCAAACCAATCGTTTCCTTTCTTGGTAAACCATAAGCGCCGCCCCGAAGCGTTTACGACTGCAAACCTGTTCTCCCCGTCATACCAACGAGTTTCCCCGTCAACTATTCTTCGCGCCAAACTAGACAAATCGGGAGTTTTTGCCAAAGATTCACGGACCAATTTCAAGCTATCAAAAAAGGCATCTGAGCGTGCCAGTTCTGCTTCCGTTGCAAATATCGTTCCAAGATTTTTCACGTGTTTATCCTTTTCTGTTTTGGGGTATTTACTTGGTGAGGGCAGAAATTTCCATGACTCCAAAAACGGCGGAAGAGCCGTATTGGTCGCAAGCGTCGTCAATAATCGTTTCAACGTATTCTAAGTGAATCTTGCAACCAATCGAATCACCCTTTGAAAGGGCCTCATTTGCCCGCGCCACTTCTCTCAACACTTCCGCAAGGACCTTGCCGCACGTCATTTTCTCAAAGTGTTTGCGCGAAGTAATGCCCGCGATCGCCTGCTTTTCTCCGCGTTCAATTGCGCCCGTAACGTGATGGCGGAGTGTTTCTAGTGGATTCATTTGTGTTTTCCTTTTCTGTTTTTGGTTGCCGTAGCGTCGTGCGTGGCGATGTGGTGACAATGGGCATTGAGAGCTTCGTTTCAAGACTTTTTACACAAAAGAAAGAAGATAGTTCGCAAGTCGCTATGCTTGCAACGCTTTGCGCGCTATCTTTTCCACCGGATTCGCGGCCCCTAATGCCTCACACTGTAAGAACAGAGCAAACAGAGAGCAGAGAGCCTACACAAAGTAAGAGAGCCAACAGCCAACAGCCAAGCGCAAGGCAAGGCCTGCTTTTGTGCCATCGCTTGCAAGCTCTAGGATCCTCCGGTGGAATGCCGTGGAATGCATCACCTCCCCTTAGCGCAAACCCCTTCACGCGAGCCTCACCTTGCGCCCAAATCGCTGAGATTCAGTCTCAATAAGCTATAAGGCTAGGCTACTAGGCTACAGGGTGAGGCAAGGCTACAGGCTAGGCTAGGCCCGGACCGGTAAACCTAGCGCAAGCCTCACGCCTACCCATAGGGGGGGAGGGGGTTGCGGTCGGGGGGGGTGGGGTTATTGTAATTGGTCAGAACGCCCCCATAAAAAAATCTTGTAAATGGTCCTTCCTAAAAGGAGAACGTAGAACATAGTTGAAGAAGACAGGGAAACATAGTTGAACAAATGTCTTGACAGAAATTTTGGGGGCTGGTTACAATCCATACGCAAGCGAAGGATAATGATGAAAGACTTTTTTTCATTGTTTTTTGTTTGGCATTCTATGTCTGGATTGTTTCAAGTATAAGTCGATTATGATCTATTTGTCTAAAGTATGAGCCTAGAGAACATCAGCCCCGTTCTATTGTCCTCCCTAGTGGACAGTGATTGTCGCACCCTAGAGGCGCGGGAGCCGACGAAGGCTATGCTGTGCTTGGAGCAACTGGCGGAAGGGAATACTTGGGAGGAGATAGCTGAGGCTACGGGATTCTCGTTCAATCAGATTAGTAAGGTGAAGGCGCGGCATGAGACGGCCATTGAGGTGAGACGGAAGCAGTTGGCGGCTGATGGGTTTGAGATGGCAGAGGGGCTTAGGTTGTTGGCTAAACAAAAGCTAGAGATGCTGGCGAACAACCCAGATGCTTTGGCTAAGGTGAACATTCGGGACTTGGTTCTTTCCTATGGGATAGCCGTAGATAAGGGTATGCAGGCTCTAGGGGAGAACAAGGTGGTGGTAGAACACAAGGCCGGGAAGCCTAGCTTGGAGGATGCTATGAAGGCTATAGCGGATGCTAGGGCCGCGCTTCAGAAGGAGGCCATTAGCATATGATTTGGAGGAAACAAATTACAAATGACATCAAAGATTAAAAAAGGAACCAAACGCGAGGATGGTATGGTGTTCTGGGGTTATAACTCTTCATGTAAAAACGGGGAAAGATGGCTGTCGCCAATAAAATATTTGGCGGTTAAAAAAGCATATGAACTCTGGCAAAAAGCCTATTATCCAGATTATTATAAAAAAAACAGAGCAAGGAAGGCTGCAAACGACATTGCGCGAAGAAACGCAAACAAAGATAAATACAATAAGATGTCCAAGATTTATCGAGGACGTTCCAAGGAAAGAATACGAGAGGCAAATAGACTTTATAAGGCAAAAATTAAAGTAGGCTCACTTCCCAAGAAGGAAAGACTTATGATAAGGGAGGTCTATAAAATGGCAACAAGGCTTAGTATTTGCACAGGAATTCAGCACCATGTTGACCACATATTTCCCCTCAGTCGTGGCGGTTTGCATACAATAGGAAATCTACAGGTTTTGCCCGCAAGAATTAACATTAGAAAACAGGCAAAAATATTATGAGCTTATCGTGGAGGAAACACGCCATTCTCGCGCCACCAACCAATGAGGAAATGGCGCAAATGCAGCCGGAAGTTCTGGCTAGTCTCTACGACATCTACCATCAAGCCATTGAGAATAGTGTGCGCGATCCTTACAGGTATGGTTTCAAGCTCCCACACTGGAAAAAGGCAGAGGACTTGTTAGAGTCTTTTAATGAACTACTTGTGAGCGGCGGCAATAGATCGTCCAAGACAACGTGGGCAGCGACAGCCGTAGTAAAGGCTGCAATGGACAATCCCGGTAGTGTGATTATGTGCTTCGCGCAGAACGCAGACGTGTCTATTCGCCAGCAACAATGCGCCATTTACGATGCTCTCCCTGAAGAGCTTAGAAAGAAAACCCTTAGTGCGGAAGAGAACATTAGCTACACGCGGAAGAACGGGTTCTCTAAGAGTAGTCTAATTCTGCCGGGGACTAAGAGCCACATCATCTTCAAGACCTATGCTCAATTTCTTAACAACGATACTATTCTGGAAGGCGCAGAGCTGGGCAGTCGTGAACCGGTATGGCTCAATCTTGGGGCTTGGTGTGATGAATACCTTATTGGCCCTGAGCTACTACGCACTCTGCGTTTTCGATTGGCTACCCGTAATGCCAAAATCATTGTTACGTTCACTCCGATTGACGGTTACACGGAGGTGGTTAGAGACTACCTTGAGAAAGCAAGAACTGTCGAGACAAAGCTGGCGGAGCTACTTAACGACCGACCAGTGCCGTTTGTTCAACACGCTGCGAATGGCAATAGCGCAATCATTTATTTCCATTCAAAGGACAATCCGTTTGGCGGTTATGATCGTATTGCTCAGGACTTACAGGGCCGTGGTGAAGAAGAAATCCTAACGCGAGCCTACGGGGTTCCAACTAAGAGCGCGTCCACTCGCTTCCCTATGTTTTCTCGGGAGGTCAATGTCATACCACATGATAAGATACCGCGTGATAACGTAACACGCTACATGGTCTTAGACCCGGCTGGGCGCAAGAACTGGTTCATGTGCTGGATAGCCGTAGATGAAAGCGAAACCTACTACGTCTATCGTGAGTGGCCGGATGTGAACGTGGGAGACTGGGCCAAGTGGCATGGAGGACGATGGATTGGCGGAGACGGAAACAAAGGACTTGGCTATGGCATTAGGGACTACGTTGAACTAATTACTCGCTGCGAGAGCGACAATGGGGAAACTATTACGGAACGACTCATTGACCCTCGCCTTGGCGCAGCCAAGTATCAGTCGCAGAACGGCGCAAGTTCAATCATCGAAGACCTAGCAGACAACGGGCTTACATTCATTCCTGCGCCCGGTTTGGACATTGAGGACGGCATCCAAGCCATCCAGAGCAAGATGGCATACAATCGTAAGGCCAAGATGGATAGCCTCAACCGCCCGCACTTCTATGTGTCGGAGAATTGCCAGAACATCATAACTGCCCTTCAGGAATACACAGGAGACGGCGGAACAGATGAAGCATGGAAAGACCCGATAGATGTCATACGCTATGCCTGTATTGACAACATTCGCTTTGTAGATGAAACAACTCAACCCAGAACTCGTTCTAAAGGAGGATATTGATGAAAGCTAAAAGTGTAAAAGCCAGAATCCAAAGTGTCGAAACGCTCAATGCTGTAGAGCCAGAGAAGCCTCGGTTTAAGAAAGCCAATGTTATTTCTCAGGCCCGCAACCCACAGTGGGTGTTTGCTTCTGTCGAGGGAGTGGAAGGTAAGTCCATTGTAGCCATTCCGCGCCGTCTAACCAACAAACTAGATGGCAAGCAAATTAACGTAGAAGTCATTACAGATGAAAACGGCACCAGCTACCGACACGAATTCCTTAGCACCTGATATTACGGTTAGCCGCAAGTGGTTGCTTGAACAAAGCGATAGACTTCTGCG